ACTGCACGCTGTTGACGCTTGCGATTGTAGCCGACAGCCCGGCAATCCATGCAACAATAGGCGCCTGATTTGTAGCCCTGAAACACCCGGTAGCACACCGTGCAAACCTTGCTTGATCGGGCTATCTCAATCGTTTCTGGCTGCATGACGCTTTATCTCCTGAATGATCTGGTGAATGCGTTGCTTGCTTAAACCTAGCGCTCTGCCAGCCGTTTCTAGCGAGGCATCAGGGTGATGTCTGGTGTAATTCAGATACCGCTCAACCGGTGCCGATGGGTAAGGCTTGCGCTTGCGGTCGAGGCCTTGGCCGGATTTGTGTTTCTTGATCCACGACATCAGGGTAGGGATTGTTATCCCATATCGTGCAGCAACGCTTTTCATGCTCTCCCGATCGTTAATGACCTTTAGCACGATATACAGGCGCTCGGCCTCTGTGTGGTGTTTGGTGGTCATCGCGTCGCCTCCAGCAAACAGGTTTTATAGGTCAGTGTTGTCTGCTTCTGGCACGCAGCCTGAATGTCGCTGGTGGCCGCCACGCCAGCAACACACCAGACGATCACGGATAACAGGCACGCCATGATAATGACGCTGGCAATGCCGTTGAAGATGCGGTCGATTGTTGTTCTCATTGGTCAAAATCCTCATATTCCATAAATTCTTGCAATTCTGCCATTTCCTCTTGAAATTTTTTATGCTGTTCAACGGTAACTCCGTAATATGCAGCCTGTTCTTTAATTGCCGTGTCAAGGCGTGCTAAATTATTCATCGTCTCTACTCCGTTTATGGGTGGTTGTGGGTGTTAGGCGGCTTTGGCGCGGGTTAGGATGTCGTCCCAGAAACTTTCCCGATAACCTGTAAACATTTGATAAACCATTTGTGAGCCGTAAATATCCCAATCATGGCTAAAAAAGTTACCCATGTTTTCCATTGTTAAACCCTCAAAACCGGCATACATTCCTTTAATGTGGCGGATAATTGCCGCGTCCATCTCATTGCTGCGGTTGTTGTTTAAGCGGGCAAACTTAACTTGTGGCAAGTTTTCGTTGTAGTTGGTGTATTCATAGCAATCTGTCATTCCGTCAAAATGGCCATATACGTATTTGGCAAGGATTGTCTCGATTTTCTTTACGATAAACGGCGGCAAATCCTCACACCGAACATTCACACTGTTGCCCATTGAGTAGGTGTCACTGGTCACAGAAAACTTTGTGCCGGGTAAAAGTGCCTTCAATTCCTTGCGGATCATTGCGGCGGCTTGGGCTGCTGTGCTTTTGGTTTTCATCGTCTTAATCCCTCTTGTTTGTCCGGGCCGTGTTGTCCCGATAAATTAACAATACAGATATGTTGGGGTGGCGTCAAGGGGTAATTTATTTAATTATGTGTTTTATTTTTAGAGGGGGGGGTATGTTATAACATTGCATATAAGGACATAAAGATATGTTTATATGTGCATGTCTCTATGTGCGCGTAGCAGTATTATGGAAAATCAGAAATAGACTGGATTTCACTCTTTAGTCCCAGAATGAGACTATCTCGATTTGCGACTATCTTTCAATCAAGCAACGATCAAAAGTCCATCAAAAGTTTGCGCATTGATATTGTTAGGTTATTTGCATTTGCACGGTAAAATTGGGCGAATCAATCAAAAGATTGTCAAACAAAATTAGTCCCACTTTGAGACTAATATAGTCCCACATCGAGACTATCTTGACGTAAGCACGCCTTAGCGTTATGTTATAATGTAACAGGGAGTAGGGCCATGGCGCATAAAATGCCGCACACCACAGGCGATAGCACTAAATATCGAGGCCAGGACACGCTTGACGCAGTGGACGCCTATATTGCTGGCCGGTGGCGCGAGGTTGAGGGGCAGGTCTGCCCTACAATGACGGGTTTTGCCGTGTGGTCAAAAATCAGCAGGCCAACCCTCGGAAATTGGGCTGACAAGCACCAAGATTTTGCCGCAAAACTCACAGAATTAAAAACATTCTGTGAAAATTATTTGGTTCAAGGGGCGCTCGGTGAGCTCTATTCCGCGCCGATTGCCAAGCTGGTGCTATCCCATGCGCATGGATACGTCGAAAAGTCCCAGATTGAGACTATTGCGCCCCAAACACCTGAGGGTGTAATCGGGTCAATTAAAAAATTGCTGGGAAATCGTGGGGAAAATAGCGAGTGACCGTCTGGATCAGCAACGAGCAACTGGCTGATTTAACCGCGCAGGTCGAAGCGGCGCTTGCCGATCTGGACGATGCCGGGCGGAATCAGGCCGCATCCCTGCTAGAACGTGCGTTGATCCAGCACAAACAATCAAGAGCGTTCGCGTTTTTTAACGATACCGACACCATGCACGGCCAGGCGCTGTATCACTCGCGGCACCGATACCCGCGCCACATGGAATTTCTGGCCAGCAAATGCAGCCAGCGATTGTTTCGGGCCGCAAACCGTGTCGGTAAAACAGAGACAGGCGCGTATGAGGTGGCCCGGCACGCAACAGGGCTTTATCCGTCATGGTGGAATGGCACGAAATATCATCAACAGGTCGATATATGGGCCGCTGGTAAAACCAACGAAACAACGCGTGACATTATCCAGCAAAAACTATTCGGCAATGTCATTACAATCAACGGCAAGCGTGCCTTTACAGGTGACGGCGCAATCCCAGGCTGGTTGATCGGTGATATTACCTGGCGGCAGGGCATTCAGGGGCTGGCCGATACCGTCAAAATCAAACACGTCCCGTCCGGCGAGTGGTCAACAATCGGCCTGAAATCCTACGAACAGGGCCGGGGATCGTTTGAGGGCACAGCAAAACACGTTGTGTGGTGCGATGAAGAGCCACCGATGGACGTTTTCAGTGAGTGCCTGATCCGCACGGCGACAGTTTTCGGCATCGTTCTGGTTACGTTCACGCCGCTGGAGGGCATGTCCGAGGTCGTGCGGTCGTTTATGGAGGCTAAGGCCGGGCAAAGTCGTCTCACGGTCACGGCGGGCTGGGACGATGTTCCCCATTTGGACGAGAAAACCAAGGCCGAATTGCTGGCCAGCATCCCGCCACATGAACTTGACGCACGGACAAAGGGCATACCGTCCCTGGGTTCCGGCGCTGTTTACCCTGTGTCGTGGTCAGATATTACCATTGATCCGTTCCAGTTGCCTGAGTTCTGGCCGCGAGCGTATGGCCTTGATGTTGGTTTTCGCGCAACCGCTGGTCTGTGGGGCGCGTGGGATAGGGACAACGACACCTGGTATCTTTACCGCGAGTATAAACAAGGCGAGCAACAGCCAGCGTCGCACGCAGCAGGGATTAAACTGTCAGGGTCGTGGGTGCGCGGCGCGATTGATCCGGCCAGTCGTGGCCGGTCACAGGTTGATGGCAAGCGCTTGTTTGACGAATACCTCTCGCTGGGCCTCAATCTGGTGCCAGCAGACAACGCGGTCGAGGCTGGCGTGCATCGCTGCCTGATGGGATTGCAGACCGGGAAGATCAAGGTTTTCAATACCTTAGTGCAATTCAGAAGCGAATATGAATCCTATCGCCGGGATACGTCCGGCAACGGGAAAATCGTCAAAGAACACGATCACCTGATGGACGCATTCAGATACCTGATGATGTCCGGGCCGAAAATCGCACAAACCAGACCAATTCCACGGGCGTTAAACGTCAGCTACAGACCGGGGCAGAACAATGCAGGATATTGATTATCAACAGGAAGACGCGGATCAAAAGGCGTTTGCCGCCGTGCAGGGCATCGCCGGGCATATTCTTGGGCTTTGTGCTGAGGCCGAGCGGTCAAAAACCTCAGTGGAATTGCGCTGGCAGAAATCAATTCGGCAGTACGAGGGCGTTTATGAACCCGGCGAGGCACCGACAACCGGCGCAAAAGTCTATATCAAAGCGACCCTTGCAAAAGTCAACAAAATCCGTGCCCGGCTTTATGACACGCTTTTTCCCTCTGATGCACAAAACTGGGACATTCAGCCAACGCCGCAAGCCTCGCTCGATCGGGATATAGAGAACGGCACGGGTGATCCTGAGGCTGCGAAACAGATTCAAGAGGCCGCCCGGCAGGCCTGTGACGCAATGCGCGACCTGATAGACGATCAGTTGTCTGAGGCTGATTATTCCGCAGTTTTTCGTGACGTGATCGACGACTGGACGCTATACGGTGTCGGTATCGTCAAGGGGCCAGTTTCGGAATCATGCACGCACGGCGCATGGATGCGGGACGAAACGGGAAACTACACGCTGGCAAAGGGCGGTCATATCAAGCCGGTTGTTGTGCGGGTCGATCCGCTGTCGTTCTTTCCCGATCCGAACGCCACCAGCGTTAAAGATGCTGAATATTTTTGCGAACGCCGACCGCTGACCAAAGCGCAGATGCGTAAACTGGCAAATGATCCCGGGGTCAATAAACGCGCTTTGATTGAGGTGTTGAAAGCAGCGCCACTTGAGATGATGCCCACGGTTTACAACAGTGGACAGGCAGAATTAAACGATATCCGCAATAAAGCCGACAAAATCATCGTGTGGGAATGGCACGGATCACTGACCGCCGAACAGGTGCGCCAGATTGCTGACGCCTACGGTGATGAGGGCCTGTCTCAATTATTTGCAGACGATGACCCCCTAATCGATATCCCGGTAGTCGCACTGGTGGCAAATAATCAGGTGTTGAAATTGTCCCCGGCACCGCTTGATACAGGCGAAAGTGTTTATTCAGTCGTACCGTATGTGCGCGTTGAAAACAGCATCTGGGGCCTGTCCGAGTGCGATTTGATCCGGGACAGCCAGACGGCGCTGAACAGTGCGTGGCGGATGGTTCTTGACAATTCCGCCTTGTCAACCCGGCCTCAACTGGTGGTGGATAAAGCGGTGATTGAGCCGGTGGACGGCGATTACTCGATCACGCCCGGCAAGGTCTGGGCACGGGCACAGCAGGCCGTCCCTGCAAATTATCCGCCGTTTGAATTGTTCAAAATGGAGGGTTTCCAGGAAGAATTGTTGCAATTGGTGTCCACGGCCAAGGAGTTTATGGATTTGGAATCGTGCCTGCCAGCGTGGGCAGAGCCGGAGCCGGGCGCAACGCCAAGCAACACCGCGTTTGGCACAGCGATGATGATTTCATCGTCCAATGTCAACTTTAAGCGGCTGCTGAAAAACTTCGATGACGACATCACGAAGCCGATTATACGCCGGTTCTACCAGTGGAACATGCAATTTGCGCCCGATGAAACCGTCAAGGGTGATATGCGCGTGATCGCCAAGGGCAGCACGTCACTGCTGGCCCGTGAGATGCGCGGTCAAACGATTATGGCAATGCTGCAATTCGGGCAGTCGCCACTGCTGGCCCCGATGACCAAGATTGATGAATTATACCGGGAGGCGTTCCGGGCAAACATGCTTGACCCGGATCAGTTCCTCAAGTCCCCGGCAGAATTGCAGCAAGATGCAGAGATGGCCGCGCAACAGGGTCAGGCGGTTGATCCGGCATTGCAGCGCGACCAGATTAAGTATCAAACACAGCTTCAGCTTGCAGAGATGGATAGCCAGACGCGCTTGCAGCTTGCTAATATCACGCGTGAAACTGCAATGGCAAAGCTTTCAGGCGACCTTAATATTAGTATGGCCGACCTCGAAGCCATGCTGACCAACGCACAAGCGGAGCGCGACCATAAAGAGCGGTCGCAAGCGGCAGAAACGGCCCTCAAAAGGCAACAAACCGCCATCGAGACAACGACAGGCGTTGATGTGCCAGACGGTACGAGGTTCGCCGGATGATACACGCGATCCACAGAACCCTCGAATGGCCCGACTACAAACAGTTTCTACGCGCCCAGCGATACAAATTGATGGAAGCGCTGGCCACTCCTGGATTGCCTCACGATGAATCAAACCTCCTTCGAGGCCAGATAATTGCCATTCTTGCACTTGAGAATGGCGATATTGACAAAACAGCAAAAAGGACGTAAATTATGACAACCAATGATGTATCCGCGCTTGAACAACAAGCCCAGGGTAGCGATGTTTCTGGTGACGTTGAACTGCAAAAGGCAGAACAACAGGCAACCACTGAACAAGCGCCCGTGACGGATAACGCGACACCAGCGCCAGAATCAGACGAAACACCCGACAAAATCATTGAATCACTCGAAGCCTTGCTTGAGAAAGAGCAGCAGCGAAACAGGTCTAATTTTGGCCGTGTGTCAAAACTGACCAAGACGCTCGCAGAAATCCAGCAAGAACGCGACGAGTTAAAGGCCCGGCTCGAAGAGATGACCGCGCCCAAGATTGATCTGGTTGCGCTTGAGCAAGATTATCCCGATATGGCAACTGCTGTTAAGGCCTTGTCCCATCAGGTTGATAGTCTGAAAAAAGCCCAAACAGTAGCAAAGCCTGAAAGCGTTCAGATTGATGACGTGGAGTTTCAACGGCGACGTGCAGCCCTAAGCGCAAGTCACCCCGATATGGATCAGATCGCAAGCGACGAAAACTTCTGGCGATTTGTTCAGCAATCATACGGGCAAGATGGCGTGGCGGATATAAGAAACAGCACTGACCCGAACGTGCTTTCCGACGTTCTCACTGACTACAAAAACGCTACCAGGGTGAAATCACAGGTATCAACCCTGCGCCAGAGGCAGCTAGCGGCTACGACCGCAGCACCAGCGCAGAAAGCAGCCTTCAAAGAGGTGACCAGCGTCCGGGACTTGGATTTTTCAAAGATGTCGCCGGATGAATTAAACCACTATGCAGCGCTGTATGAGAAAGGACAGTTAAAATCATGACGACTTATGCCGGTACTACCCAAGGCGTCAATCAGTTTATGGCGGTTGATGCTCTGAAACAGATTAAAGCACAATCTGTTTTAACACGAATGGGCGCTGTTAAGCCAATTCCTAAAAACAACACCTTGAACTATCAACATCGCCGCCCCCAGGTGATGGCCGCTACAACCGCCCCATTGGTTGAAGGTGTTACGCCGACACCGTTGACAAGCGGTTACGACATCATCACAGGCACCGTTAAGCAATACGGCAACTGGGTTCCGACAACCGATGTCATCAAAGACGCGTCATCTTATCCGAAGCAGTTGCAGGAAATCGCGCAAGAATTGGGCGAGCAGGCAATCCGTTCAATCGAGCGCCTCGCTTTCTTTGCTCTTCGCGGCGGCACCTCGGTCACCCGCTCAAACGGTTCGGCCAGAAGTGATATCAATACGCCTGTTTCTTTGCAAACAATCCGTATTGCTGTTCAGTATCTGATGAACAATCAGGCCCGGACAACCAAAGGGAAAATCACTGCGGGATCAGGCGAAAGCACTGTGCCAGTGCCTAAGGCCTATATCGCGGTTGCCCACCCTTACTTGCGTAACGATATTCAAAACTTGCCGGGCTTTAAGCCTATCGAGCGTTACGCCCGTACTGACGACATGATTGAAGGAAACGGTGAAGAAATCGGTACGATTGATAGCGTCCGCGTTATCATCTCAACCGCTTTTGACGCCTTTGCGGACGCTGGCGGTGCCAAAGCTGGTTCTGGCACAACAATGCTGTCAACCAGTGGAACCAACGCCGACGTTTACCCGATCCTGATCTTTGGTGATGAAGCCTTCATCCATTGCGGCATCACTGGCTCTGATAGCACAAACATTCAGATATTGCGGAGTGAGCCACAAGTCAGTTCATCTGACCCATTGGCACAGCGCGGTACGATTGGCTGGAAGACCTATCATGACACCAAAATTGTCAATGATTCATGGATGACCCGCATCGAGTGTGCAGCTACTGACCTCAGCGCATAATGGTCGCTAGCGGAAAAGAAAGGAATTAAATTATGTCATCTTTACCAATTACCGGGACGGTTACGGGGACTGGTTCCGCGATTAACGTCTCTTTAGGCTTCGCGCCCGGATATGTAAAAATCTGGAACGAAACCGACACGAAGAAAGGCACGCTGGAGTGGTCATCCACTATGGCGGCGGCTTCGGGCTGGAAAACCCTCAATGATGCGTATGTGACCCGGATCACATCGAATGGTATTTCTGCGTACACCGGCTCAACAACTGCCGGTGTGGGCTTTACCATTGGGGCAGATACCGATCTGAATGGCGCATCTGATGTGATCCATTACATCGCTTTCCCGATCCGGGTGGCCTAATATGAGTGTATGGGCTGAACCAATCAAGCCCGGTGTGCTGACGGCAACAGACCTTAAGCACTACCGGCAAATCCCTGAAGCAGGGGCCTTCCTTGCGGCGGCTGTTGCTTCGGGCCGGACAAAATCAAATGTTGGTTTTGTTATCTCGCCCGGATTAACAAACATTGCGAATGTTGAGGTTCGGTTTCTGTCGCATGACAACAAGTTAGTTCCAGCGCCAAGAGTGTTTGATATTTTCTTGTCGGATGCTGCAACCGGAATAGGGCTAACAGCAACAACAGCATCTGGAACCGTTCAGGCAAAATCAGCATCTGGAACGCTGTTGTTTACCTATACGGCTAAAAAGCTGTTGAAGGTGCAGACGCTGGCAACAGGCTCTTATACGCTTGAGATCACAGACTCGGCAAAGACCGGCTTTTATGTGGCCGTTGTCGATCCTGTGTCTGGCTTGCCTATACTGTCGCGCAAGCTTGTTACCGCTGATTACGGCGCTTAATACAGGGGCGGGGTGAAAGCCCCGCCTTTTATTCTCTCAACAACATGAAAGGCCCGTCACATGTACGACCGCGCAAAACTGATTAAGGCAATCGAAACACACAATCTTGAAGTGGACAAGCGCAGCACTCTGGACAAGCTGATTGACGCTGTGCGCAATGGCACGAATGAAGCCGTCCTTGAAAGCTGCAAAGCTGATACTGGTTACGATGCCATCCAAAAGGACATGGCAATTAACTTTGGCCGGACAGAAACACTTGAGGAAAAAGCTGACAAAGCCGCTTATGTGATTGTCAACATTGTGCAATCCTATGAAAGCACAGAGCCAAACTATGTGATTTTAGGCCACAATCTGCGGCAGATTAAAGTGGAGCGCGGTGTGCCTGTAAAACTGGAGCGGTGTTTTTTTCATTCTCTCAAAGAAGCCGTTATCACGCAGCCTCACTTTGTCGGCAACGATGGCCGGGCTGATCCGCTGGCAACTTCTGGCGTGATCTTGCGCGAAGTGCCCCGTTATCCATATCAAATTGTTGGGGTGGCATAAGATCATGAATTATCTTGAGATATGCCAGAGGGTTGCCAAGCTGTCCGGGACGATTGGAGACAATCTCCCGGCCAGTGTTGTGTCGCAAACTGGCCGTCTTGGGTTGATTGTCACGCTGGTTCAAATGGCGTGGGACAAGATTCAGAACGCGCGTGCTGATTGGAATTGGGCGCGTTCTGAATATGATGAAAAGGCTCTGATTGTCGGGCAGAACGCCTATACCGGCATCGGCCTTGGTCTGAGTGACCACAAGTTTTTCATCGTTGACAAATATACGCCAGTGCTTTGCTACCGGGTGGCTGATGGGATTGCACAGCAATATGAACTGATACCTCTGGACTGGGGCACGTTCAGAAAGCGTTACCTGGTCGGTAATGTCACTGATAGCGCCCCTTTTCATGTGACGATCCGGCCAAGGGATGGGGCGCTGATGATTGGCCCTGCGCCAAACGAAGCATACAAGATTGCCGGTGAATACCTGCTGACCAATCAGGTGTTATCCGCAAGCGCCGATATTCCACGGCTGCCGACTATTCACCATGACGTGCTCGTGCATCAGACCCTGGTTGATCTTGCTGGATATGATGAAGCGGCCGGGCCGTATCAGTTTGCCACCGCAGACCTCCGCGTGGCATGGCAACGGCTTGTGCATGACCAGATACCGAATATTACCGTCACGTGGGCATATAAACCATGAGGGGCGGCCAACAAACCATATACACGGCACTGGGTGGGGGGCTTGATCTTGTCACGGCCCCTATTAACCGTGCGCCTGGCGGTTTGATTTCGTGCCTGAATTATGAGCCGCGCCCAGAAGGGTATCGCCGGGTGAAGGGCATTGAACGATATGATGGCCGGGCGCTGGCGTCTGAAGCCTCATATTGGACAATCAGTTACGATGCTGGGGTTGCCTCGATTGCTGAGGGCAACACGGTCACGGGTGCAACATCTGGGGCCACGGGGAAATGCCTTGTTGCGGCAACAATCACAGCAGGATCAACCGGCACGCTTGTTTTGACGGATGTGACCGGCACGTTCCAGGATAATGAGGCGTTGCAGGTGTCTGCCGTTACCAAATGCACAGCAAACGGCGTTGCTGTTGAGCGCGGGGCATTGACGGATACGCTGGATAGCACCTATCTGCAAGACGCGATCGAGACGCGCCGGGCGTTAATCAACCCTATTACAGGCTCTGGCGCGATTAGGGGCGTGTGGATATACAACAGCGTGACCTATGCGTTCCGCGATAATGCTGGGGCGACTGCGTGCGTGATGTGGAAATCAACGGGATCAGGCTGGACAAGCGTTGATCTTGGGGTGTCTGTGTCGTTCACAACCGGGCTTGCTGCTGGCATCGCTGAGGGCGCGACACTGACCGGCGCGACATCGGGAGCAACTGGAACCGTGCGCCGGGTGATTGTCACCAGCGGGGCGTTTGCGGCCAATAACGCAGTCGGGCGGATTATTCTGACGGGCGTGACCGGGACATATAGCAATGGCGAGTTTCTACAGATCAGCGCATCAACACGCGCCACGGCATCGGCGGCGAGCATGGCGATCACGCTGTTGCCTGGCGGTAAATATGAGTTTCAGAACTACAATTTCTATGGGGCCAGCAACTTAAAGCGCATGTATGGATGCGATGGGGTGAACAAGGCTTTTGAGTTTGACGGCACGGCGTTTGTTCCGATCATAACCGGCATGGCTAACGATACGCCCAAGCACCTTGCTTGCCACAAGAATTATCTGTTCTTGTCGTTCGCCGGTGGGTCGTTGCAGTTTTCAGCCCTGGGCAATCCGATCTCATGGTCTGTTGTGTTGGGCGCTGGTGAAATTGGTTTGGGCGATGAAATCACTGCACTGGTTCCGGGCTATCAATCAACCATGCCGGTATTTGGGCGCAACAAAACGGCCATTCTTTACGGCGATGTGTTTGGTGGATCGGGTGCGGATGCCAGCTTGAAAGTGCTTTCGGAAGAGGCTGGCTGTATTGAGTGGACAATGCAGCTTCTAAGCACACCTATTTTCGTTGATGATCGGGGTATAAGGTCGCTGCAAGCCGTGCAGGATTTTGGTAATTTTAGCATCGGGACGCTATCAACCAACATCAAGCCGATCCTTGATCGTTACAAGGAGTTAGGTGTTTATCCGGTTCAAAGTGTGGCAATACGCGAGACAAACCAGTTAAGGCTGTTCATGTCTAACGGTGCTGGCCTGATTATGGATATGTCCAAGGTGGCGGCTGGCGGCAATGTTGAGTTTACCAATTTCAAGCTGACCAAAAACGATGTTGATCTGGTGGTTAGCGCGGTTTCTTCCTGCGAGGATAACAACGGCAATGAGGTTATCACCTTTGGTTCAACTGATGGTTATGTTTACCGGATGGAAAGCGGCACATCATACGATGGATATGCTGTTACGGCCTATGTTCGGATGCCGTTTGCGCACTTCAAACAGCCGACTATTGAAAAACGGTACCACAAAGCCACGATTGAATGCAGCACAACAAGCGTTGTGGCTCTGAGCATTGCCGCAGATTTTAGCTATGGCTCGCTGGAATTGCCAAGCCTTTCAGCGGTTGATCTTGATGTTGCTGGTGGCGGCGGATTTTGGGACGAAAGCAACTGGTCGCAATTCCTCTGGTCACAGGTTGAGGGACAGGCAGAGGCGTATATTTCAGGCATTGGCACAAACATATCCGTTGTTGTCCTGTCGCAAGAAACCTATTCCGATCCGCACACGTTGCACGGCATCGTGTTTCACTTTTCACAAAGGAAGCTGAAAAGATGACCTATTTCACACCAACAGATGTTGGCGCACCGAATACGCTGGCACGGGTTCAAAATATTGAATCAAACTTTCAGGCTATCGCTGACGGGTTTGCGCTGGTTGAAGACGATATTGTCGATATTTACGTCACGGCTGGCGGCACAGCAAACGCACTGACTGCAACCGTGACGCCTGCGCCGGTGTCTTATGTCGATGGTTACTATGTGGCGTTTAAGGCGATTGCAACAAACACCAGCCGGACTGTGACGCTTAACGTCAATGGTGTGGGCGCGGTGGTTATTGAAGATGCGGCGGGTGGTCAAATTAACATTGGTGATCTGGTTGCTGGGTCGATCAATGCGGTGCGGTATAACAGCACGCACGCTTCTTGGCAGTTAATCAGCATCGGCGCAACAGCGGCCATTCAGGCAACAGCGGCGGCGGCCAGTGCTTCGGCTGCATCTGCTAGCGCGGCGGCGGCGGCGGCGAGCGCGGCGGGGGTTAATCTGCCTTCTGTCACGGCCGCAGATAAAGGCAAAAAGCTATTTGTCAACACGGCTGGCTCTGGCTACGAATTGCGGAACCCAACAGTTTTAACAACAAACACAACGGTTTTGAATGGCGATGTTGTGGTTGCGGATAGCAGCGGCGGGGCTTTTACGGTCACATTGCCAGCCAGCCCGGCGACAGGTGCACAGGTTGAGATATTCCGTCAAGGGGCAAACACGGTCACAGTGGGGCGCAACAGCAGCACGATTGAAACTGTTGCATCTGACTGGGATATTCCGCGCGACAAGCTAGCGGTGATCTTTGTCTATGACGGCACGACATGGCGGCGCTATCATTCGGAGCGCAATCCGGTTGTCGATAAGGGTTCTGTCGGCACGGGAACAGTCACATTTAATTACGCCAACGGAAAAAACCAAAAACTAACCGTGACCGGCAATTTGACGATTGCGCTAACTGGCGGTGTTGCTGGTGAATTTGACCAAATGGTGATTGAACTTGTCAACGGCGGCTCGGCCACGATCACATGGCCGACTGTGACATGGATGGTTGGCGATGGCTCAAGTTCGGCATCATTTGCAAGTTTGGGGATAACGCTGGCAACATCCGGCACAAACTTTATTGGGTTCAAGTGGAACGGCACAACCAACTTTGGAAGGGCTGTTTGATGAATATAACTGATTTTGGTGTGAAAACGGTAGGGGTGTCGTGGACGAAGAACCAGATAAGCACGGCCGGTCATGTGTATTATGATGTTTGCTGGAATGGCACCGCATGGTGCCTTGTTGGCAACAATGGCGCTGGAACCGGGTTGATTTACACAGCCTCAACGCCGAGCGGAACATGGACGAGCCGGTCGCCAACGACAAGCGCAGCGAATCTTTATGCCTGCGCAACTAATGGGGCACGGTTTGTTGTTGTTGGCGCAACCTCGGCAAATCCGGGGGTCTATTCTAATGACAATGGTGCAACATGGACGCTTAACGGCATTCATCAAGCAGCTTGGCGTGGGTTGTGTTTTGGCGGCGGTTTGTTTGTGGCTGTTGCAAATACTGGTGGCGGCACACCACTAGCGTCAACCAGTTCTGATGGGATAACATGGACAAGTCAAACCATTGGGACGGCCGATTGGGAGGATGTCTTTTATGGTGGCGGTCTTTATGTGGCTGTTGGCAGAGCGGGCGCAATATCAACATCACCAGATGGCGTAACATGGACTGCACGCACTAGCGGCACAACGGATAATTTATGGCGCGTTCGATACAAAGCTGGTGTTTGGCTGACCGTCGGTGCGCCCGGTGTTGGTGGTGCTGGTCGGGCATTGTTGTCATACGATGGCATTACATGGGCCAATCAAACATTACCGGCGCAAGCCGAAAACCTCGTGGGGCTTGGCGTGCACAAAAACTGGTTTCTTGCCGGGCCGCAAGCCTCTACCTATTCAGCACAAGTGTGGCGCTCAATTAGCGGCCTTACTGGTGGCTATCGCACAGGATCCACGGGAATTCCAACACTTGCGACAATTTACGGCATTGCTTCCGATGGTGTCAATATTGTGGCAATATACACCGCATCAAGCGATAATGGCGTACTGATTTCAAGCTAAAGGGGCTGAAAATGGCAACATTTAAATATGGCGCAACCAGCGCGGCGCAGGAAGCAGAACGGCAAGGGTTTGTTAATGCCGGGTATAATCCGGCAAATGGCTTTGGCGGCGGGAAAGCCGTTGCATGGGCCGCGCAACAAGCAACCCCTTCGGCAACACCCAAGCCTGTTACAACACCAGCCACCACATATAAATATGGAGCCAATAGCGCAGCACAAGAGGCTGAACGCGCAAAGGTGTTTCAGGATGATGCGGCACAGGGCGGCAATCTGCAATCCCTTTATGATAGCGGCCAGTTTCAGTTTGGCAATGGGGCGCTAAAGGTTTATGACGCAACGCGCAAAGCCACGCTTAACCAAACGCAGCCATACAAAGCGCCGACTGTGCAGCCTGTGGGGTTGCTTAATGTTAATTCTGTGCCAACGGCTGACAGTGAGGTCAACCGGATTGTAACGGCTGGCAGTCCTTTGCTTGACGCAGCACGAACACGAGGCCAAGGGTTTGCACAACAGCGCGGTTTGTTGAATAGCAGCATTGCCGGGCAAGCGGGGGAACAGGCGGTCATTGAGACGGCGACACCTCTGGCGCAAACGAACGTATCGTCTGCTTTGTCACAGAACCAGCAGGCCAATCAGATCAATGCAGCGGCACAGCAACAGGCGCAACAGCTTGAGGTTGGCGCTGGGGTTGATTATTCAAAAATCAATCAGTCCGCACAGCAATTTAATCAGGGCTTGCTGGACAATGCGGCCAATCGGGAAAATCAGGTTTTGTTGCAGGGAATGCAAAGCGCCGCAAATGAAAAAACTGGCCTTGCCTCCACGCTGCAAACCATCAACGCGCAGTATGAGACGAACATTACGAATCTGAACAACAATCGCGACATTCCGGCGGATGCACGCAAACAGCTTGAGGCGTCATTTGCGCAGTCGCGTGACAATCAGATTGCCGCACTGCAAGCCGTGTACAACGTGCCCCTTGGTGATTACTTTGCCGCGCCTCAACCCGGCCAGCAACCGGCCACGCCAGCAAATTCAGCCACAGCATCGGCAGACATTAACACCCTGATAAACACGTTGCAGGGGCAAAAGCTAAATGATACAATGAAACAACAGCTTCTTGCTGTTTTGGCGCGCCAATGAGTAGCCTATTCGTTCGCCCAGCCGAGTTTACCGACATCCCTGATGTTGTTGCGATCATTGCAGATGGTCACAAAAGATCAAGGTACAAGGATCAAGCTTGGTGTGAGGGCAAATTGAAAACCATCCTGCGCAACGCAATTATGAGGCACGGAAAAGGGCGCGAGGCTTGCGCCTTTGTTGCTGTGTCTGGCGGCAGCGTGGTGGGTGTGATTGTTGGCGTTCTTGATCGGCTGTATGGCATCTCGATCAATCCTTACGCCACAGATGTTTTTTTCCTGACCAAACAGAACGCTCCGGCAAAGGCTGCTGCCGCATTGCTTAATCAGTTTGAGCAATGGGCAAAGTCAATTCCAGACCTGATTGAAATCCGCCTGGGCAACACTGGCGCGGTCGTTGATTACGTCAAGAGCGGGTCTCTTTATGATCGGCGCGGGTATGAACGCGACGGGTATTTTTTCAGAAAGGCCATGCAATGAGTGGGGTGGCAAAAGGCGTTGGCAAGGTTTTCAAAAAGGTTGCAAAGGTTGTAACCAAGGTTGCGCCGTATGTTTTGGCTGCTGCTGCCGTGGTGTTTACGGCTGGCGCGGCTATTCCGGCTGTCGGTGCAGCGCTGGGTGGCGCTACATTGTCGGGCACGCTGGGGGCTGGCGTTGCGTCTGTTCTTGGCGAGGGGGCGTTATCCAGTATTGTCACCGGGGCCTTAACCAAGGCGGCGTATGGCGCGGCGATTGGTGGCATCACCTCAAAGCTGACCGGCGGCAAGTTTTCTGACGGCCTCAAAATGGGCGCATTGACTGGCGCAATCGCTGGTGGTGTGGGTGAGGCCGTGTCACAAGCCGGGCTGTTCGGATCGTCTGCCGCCACAGGGGCAACGCCGGGCGTATCTGAGGCCATTCAGCCAGAAGGTGCCTATGCGCCGGGTGCAGTGCAATCTCAAACACTCGCGCCGCAGGGCTTGTTAAATTCCGGGGGAATGTCAACACCAGCGCCCGGTTTTGAATTGGGCAATGCGACATCAAGCGCCACAAGTGCGGCTGATTCTGCTGGCGGCCTATTGTCAAAAGGCGGTTGGCTGGAACGTAACGGCGATTTGGCCGGGAATGTTATCACCGGTTTGGGCAAAGGCTTGCTTGGAAGTAGCGAGGCAGAGGCCGCAGCAAAAGCCGAGCGTGAAAAGGTCAATATGGCGCGTGAAAACTACGCTGGCGCTGGTGGCTTGTTGGCCTATCAGCCAAACATTCAGGGCCTGACAAAGTTTGGGCAAAGCCGGAATTTCGGCGGGTATGTGCGCGATCCTGGCACGGGTAGGTATTTATGGCAGAGTTAATGGATATGGGGCGCGGGTTGCTTGAGCAGCCAGAGGCGGTGCCGGGCGAAGAGCAAGGCAATGTCACGCCAGAAGAACAGGCGCAATATGAAGAGATCGTTAACGCTGGGCGTATCCTGATCTATGACAAAGCGTTCAGCGCAAACTTTCTCAAGCAGATCAATGATGCCCAAGACAAGGCCGATGTCTGGGCAAACAACACGGTTGCCGTTGCCAAGCGCCTAAATGACGAATTGCAGCCACAGGGCTACATTCTGTTTAGCGCCGTGACCGAACAATTATTCCCGATGCTTGGTGATTTTGCCAGCCAAGCCGGTATTTATGAGCCGACACCGGAAGACACGGAACGCGCCTTAAATCTGGCTATGGGCAAAGCAATCAAGCTGTTCAACATTGATCCGAACAGCCCTGAAATCCAGCAGGACTTTGCCGCCATACAACAAGCCGATCAGTCTGGTGCATTGCGCGGCCTAGAGCCACCGGCAACCGGGTTGCTTGGAAAAGGGGGCGCAGCATGAACTGGAAAGGGCTTCTTGGCGGTGTGGCCGTTGGTGTCGGCACCACGCTGAAAGATCGTGCAGATGCAGCGCAGAAAGAGCGGTTGCAAGAACTGGCTTATGCCAAAGAGCAAGTCATTCGCCAGCAGGATCAGGCTTTCAGGGCAACCGAAGCTGAGAAGGGCCGCACTTTTGAAGCAACGCAGGGCGAGGCAAAGTCAAAGCGCGATTTTGAAAATGAGCGCTCTTTGCTTGAGCAGAAGAACCAGTATGAACAGCCAGCCCTTGCGGCAGATATTGAGGCAAAACGGGCCAATGCAGAAGAAAGCCGGGCGCGTGCTAAATATTATGGCGAGGGCGGCGGCTCTCCTGGTGGCCGTGTTAGCACGCCAGCCGCCATTCAAAAGGCCGACGCAATGGTTGAAGCTGCAAGGATGAGCAACCCGAACCTGACGTCTGAGGAAGAGGCAAACATTCGCATGATAGCGTTGGGCGGTGCGCCGAGCGCACGGGATGATGCAAAATCAATTGACGGGCTGTTTAGGATTTATACCAAGGAAAACCCACGCATTGACGCTGACCGGCGTTTCAACGAATTGTCTGCCGAAGAAAAAGCCAATTACGTTAGAAATGTTAGCGGTCAATTGACTGGTCGCAAAACAACCCCATCCCAGGCCACAACGACAGCGACAACGCAAGGGGCTGATGGTGGGGATTGGGTGCGTGATGCAAACGGCAAATGGGTGCGTAAATGAGAATACGCGGCCCCGATGGCGTGTCATATAATTTGCCTGATGGCTTGTCTGATGATGACATCGCATCATTTCTTGATGAGCGATACGCACCAGAGCCTGTATCTGCACCAGAAAAATCATTTGGTGAAAAAGCTGGAAACCTTGGGCGCGGCTTTTTGGAAAGCGCCAGCCAAGCGCAGGGCGGTTTATACACAACCGCAGGTGTAGCGGCTGAACCGTTTTTTCCTGAAACTGGCCAATATCTAAAACAAGTCGGGGCCGATCTGCAAGCGACAGATTTAGGCTATGAGCCGACAACCACATTTGAGGATGTTAAACAAGACCCTCTGGGCAACATTGTGCCTTTTGTTGCTGAAACAGGCTTCACCAGTTTGCCGCAAATGGGGACGTATCTTGTTAATCCTGCTGTTGGCTTATTGTCGCAGACTGGACAAATCAGCCAGCAACGCGCCCAAAATGAAGGCCGCGCTTTGCCGACATTGCAAGATGCGTCAAGGGCTGCACCGGCTGCGCTGGCATCGAGTGCAATTGAAGGGCTGGGGATTGACCGGATATTCAAAGCAGGGGCTGGTGAAGCCCTCAAACAAGGCATCAAACCATTCTTGAAAGATGTGGGCGGCGCTGCTGTCACAGAAGCAATAACCGAGGGCATCCAATCGCCGCTTGAATATGCTGGCGGCACGCTTGGCACAAAGGCCGGTTTTGATCCTGCTGCTGCGCTTGAGCAATCCGCCGCTGGGGCTTTAACTGGGGCTGGCGTTGGTGGCACATTACGTGCTGGTGTTTCTGGTGTTGATGCCTTGCGAGCCAGAGAATTAGTGCCATACGTCAAGCCGGGCGATGTCGAAAGCCCGTTGCCGACTGACCTGATTGCCGAAGGCCGCAAACTGGCCGATGATGCCAGCAAAGCGCCGATTGGTGGCGCTGGCCCTGATGCGTCGATCCCAGTGCCCAGGCAAATCACAGGCGCACCGCCGCCGGTTGATGCGTTTGTTGATCTGTTGGATGAAGCCGGTAATGTCGTTGGTGAGTGGAATCCTGTTCAGGGTATTGCCCGGCCCAGGGGTTCCGCTGATATGCCAGCGCAGCCTGTGCAGCCAGAACAGGCGGTGACGATTACAGAGCCAGCAGCGCCACAGGTAGAGCCGCAGCCTGTTCAGGAATTGCCAATTCAAAATACCGCGTCAGAGCAGCAATCAGAGATGTTTGCGCCGCCGGTTCAGGATATTGTGCCGCAAACACAGCAAACAGGCGGTTTTGAAGCACCAATTGCACCGCCAAATCCCAACATGCCAAGGCCGCGTGATGAAGAGGGTCGGACGTATGTTAAAGAAGCACAGGCCGATCTGGCAGACGGGACGCAAATCCCTGTCAAATATGCGATTGTTGAGGCCGATAGCCTGATAACATCAAACGATGATGATCTGCGCGAGAACAAAAACTATCCGCAAGAATTGCAGCCACGCAATCGGGATAGAAGCGGCGCGGTTCAACAGGTGGCCAGTATTGAGAACAACCTGAACCCGCGCTGGCTTGATAACAATATTTTTGCCTCACAGGGTGCGCCGATTGTTGGTCAAGACAATGTTGTTGATAGCGGCAACGGTCGAACCATTGGCATTCGCCGGGCATATAAATCAGGCAAGGCCGAACCATATCGCAGCTATTTGATCCAGCAATACCCCGAAGCCGCCGGGTATCAAAACCCCGTTCTTGTTCGCGTGCGTCAGAATGAGATGACGATGGAACAACGCGCCGCGATGAACCGCACGGCGCAGGATGGCGGGACGTTGAAACTGTCTGATGCTGAACAGGCACAAGCAGACGCAGCAGAATTAACTGACGATATGCTGGCAATGCTCAAAGGGCCAAGGGTTGACAGCACGGACAATCTGGCGTTTGTGCGTCGGTTCAATAACCGCGTTTCCGGCGTGAATGATCTGAATGCGCAAACACAGGCTGGTGGTACAATCAGCGCGGAAGGTATCCGCCGGATCAATAATGCGCTGTTGGCAAAGGCCTATGGTGATAGCAACATCGTTGCATCATTGACAGAAAATCCCGACAACGACATTAAAAATCTTGGCGGCGCGTTGCAAGATGTAGCCGGGCCGTTCGCACAAATGGCGGCGGAGGCAAAGGCTGGCAAAATCAATCCAGATGGCGATGTGTCAGCAAATCTTGTTGAGGCCGTCAAACTGGTGCAGCAGTCGCGCCAGAACGGCACATCCCTTGCGGATACCGTCAAACAAATCAGTCTTGACGGGACAGAGATAAGCCCGATCACGCGGTTGTTCCTTGATCTGATGTTTCGCAACCGGGAAAGCTACAAGCAGCCAGTTGGGCGGCAAAGGCTGGTTGATGCGCTGCAATTTTATGTCGATGAAATCCGCGCAACGCAGCCAGAGCCAGACGTGTTCGGTGAGCCGCCAGTGTCGCCTGAGCAGGTTTTAACGCAAGCTGTCAGAAAGCTGGATGACTCCTTCGCCAAGAAGGTTTATGAGGATGAAAAGGCGGTTGAGCCGGTTGCTCCTGCCGTGCCGGTAACACCAGCCGAACCACAAGCAAAGGCACCAAAAAATGAAACCGTCACCGGAACAAGTGGCCCTGAAAATGTATCAGAAAATGCTGGCGGAAGAAACCGATCCGAAGGAAAAGCTGGTGCTGGAAAGCCGGGTCGCAAATCTACAAAAAAGGCTCTCGAAGCCAAAGGCTTAAGCGGCGACACGACAGAGCAATTCGACAAGAAAAGCGGCAATCTGGCGCAGCGGATTTATCGCGCCGGGTTGCGGTCGTTTGGGGCACAATTGCGCGTTGAGCCTGTTGAAGATGTCATTGTTTTCAATGGCAATGAGGCAACAGGGGCGCTTTCTGAGGTCAATCAAGAAGGGTTTTCGCCGGAATATTGGGCGTCTGTGGTGCTTGGCGGTCGGTCAGATGCGGAAACCATTGCTACGCTGAACCATGAGGGCATTCACTATCTGCGTGCTATCGGGGCGCTTGATGGCGTTTGGCCAGCATTGAGCAAGAAGGCGCAGATTTGGGCGCGTGACTTTGGCATCAAGAACGTGCCAGCTTATGCCAATTTAACCGAGGATCAGCAGCTTGAAGAAGCGGTTGCGGTGGCTTATGCAAAATGGGCTGGTGGCAATTTACAACAGGCTGGGTTTGCGGCGCGGTTCTTTGAAAACTTGAAAACATTTCTTGCCAGAACAAAAGCGTTCTTCCGCAGTGAGAAATTCACGCACTGGGAGGATGTCTTCAAAGACATCAAAACCGGCGCTTATCGCGACGTTCAGGCAAAAACTGAAAAAGCGCCTGTTGCGGCGGAACCGTTGCCAGCAGCAAGAACAATCTCTTTCCGTCGGAACAGTGCTTTTCTTGCGCCAGCAATATCAACCTTGTTGCGCAATGATCCGGCTGCGCGTCAACGCATCAACAGCATTGCTGTCATGAAAGAGCATGAGGCCAAGATTGACCGGAACGAAAAGCGTCGGGCGGTTGTGGCTGGCATTGAGGCCAAACTGCGCGGCGAGATGGAAACGCTGTTAAAGCGCAACGCTGATTTGAAAGATATTCAGTATGACCGCAAACAGGCTGAGACGATCCAGGACACTACGCGCCAGATAAACGAAAAGAACAAGCAGATTGATGCGCTGGATCGTTCGTATAGAAACGCCGACAATGCCGGTAAGGTGAAAATCCAGAGCGAAATACAGGCTCTTGAAAAAGAAGTTTCTGCCCTCGAAGATAAGCGCAAGGCGGCTAAAGCTGGCGTTTCCAAAGAAGAAAAGCAGCGGATTAAAACACGCTTGTCTGAAAACGCACGGTCACTTGAGCGGTTGCAGGATAAACTGGCATCGGCGAACAAGATGCTGGACATCCTCGATGCCAAGATTGCCAACAGTGAAGCGGCGCAAGATGCTATTTGGGCCAACATCGAGAAAGACGGGCCGCTGGATATTAAGCCGGGCGATAAGTTTGATGTGTTTGCAAAACTTGACGCAGACGGCAAGCCGATTGACACAAAATATTACCCGGCAACATCACAAGCAAAAGCCCCTGATGGTTATACATCGCAAGGCCAGTTTGAAGTATGGGGCCAGCCCGGCGGTCGGCCATTGCTCAAGCGTGAATTGTCGGCTGGTGAGCAGAAAGCCCTAAAAGAGTTAAACGACAAACGCGCCGTGCAGCCAATGACGGGATTATTCGATCATTTGTATTCACCTGATCGGGATGTTTACGGCAAGGAAGCATCTATGCAGTGGGTAAAGCTGCAATCTGATGACATGATCCGCAATTTCCAGGATCGTTTTCTTGACCTAACACGATTGGTTGAGTCGGTTGAACAGGCTGGTTTTGTCTTGCCGGACGAAGCCAATGTTGATTTTCTGCGCCGGACATGGGCGGCAAAGGCAGCGGATCGTATTGAGAAGCTGAAACGCAATTCGGTTGATCCGATTCTGCAAGGGCTGGTGGCGCGTGATATTGATCTGGCTGAGTTTGAGGAATATCTCTATGCCAAGGTCGCGCCAGAAGTAAACGCTGCCGTTGCCAAGATTAACCCGGCATTCAATGAAGACGAAGGCTCTGGCATGACCAACGCCGAGGCGGCGCGGGTGCTTGAGGCCGTTGAACAATCCGGCAAGACGGCTGATTTTGAAGCGATCGCGCAGCTTGTCTGGGACATGAACAACAACGCCCTTGACCTGGCGGTTGAGTCCGGCCTGATAACAGCCGATACGGCCAAGGCATACCGCGAAAACACCCCGCATTATGTGCCGTTGCGGGGCAATCAGGAATTGTTGGGCGATGATCCCGATCTGCCGCGCATTGGTTCCGGGTTCTCTATCAAGGGCGATGAGAGCAAGCGGCGCTTGGGGCGATCCAGCAAGGCGCAGACGATCCTTGCCTACGCAATCAGCCAGGCAGAACAGACCATTGTTCGCGCTGAAAAGAATGCTGTTTCGCAGGCATTGATCGAATTTGCAACCGCGTTTCCTGATGAAAATATCTGGACGTTGGAAAAGGTCGAGATGCGCCCAGTGGTGTCAAATGGCATCGTCACAATGCGCCCAGCCAAGGCAATTCAGGATCGTGATTATACCCTGTCGGCAAAATTTGAGGGCGCAGAGTGGCGGTTGAATTTCAAGAAAGAAAACAAGATTGGCGCTGAATTGGGCAGTGCGTTTAGAAACCTTGACGCAAACCAGATGAATGCTTTTGTCCGCGTCATGCGCGTGTTTACGAATGTGTTCAAGGCAATCAACACCCGGTTTTCACCAAACTTCACCCTGACCAATTTGCAGCGCGATCTTGGTTTTGCAGCAATTACCCTGACCAAGTTTGAAGAAGAAGGGCTGGTTAAGGATGTCATGCGCGATTATGGCCGCTCTGTGAAGGCCGCCTATCGCGCTGCCAAGGGTGAATTTACTGGCGAATGGGGCCAGTGGGCGGATGAGTTTGGCGCGGCAGGGTCAAGGACGGCTATCATTGAATTGAAAGCTGTCGCCGATCTTGCGGCCAATCTTGAGCGCGATCTCAAAAATATGAAGTCGGGCATAACCCCAAAGAAGGTTTTTGACACAACCCTGCGCATGATTGATGAGGTTAATAGCGGGATTGAGGTCGGGTTGCGCTTGGCTGTTTATAAGAATCTGCGTCAGCGCGGCTACACAAAAGAGAGGGCGGCCAATGCGGCCCGGCGTGTCACGACAGATTTTAATCTGCGCGGTAAACTGTCGCCAACAATGAATGCGCTCTATGCCTTCTCTGGCGCGGCGGTGCAGGGCACAACCGAAGCCTTGAAGGCCCTGACACATAAAAATGTTCAGGTCATTTCTGGCGGCCTTGTTGTGGCTGGGGCCATGATGGCGCTTGTTAATGCCCTGATCTCGCCAGATGACGAAGACGGCCAAAGTGTTTACAGCAAAATATCGGAATCTGATAAATCCCGCAAATTGGTTTTTGTCTTGCCCGAAGGCTTGGCTACCAAGGAAATGCCGTATATCCGGCCTGTCACCCTGCCATCATTTTTCAGCATGTTCTGGAATTTGGGCCGACATATCGCCGAAGCCGCGCTGCAAGTGGAGACACCAAGCGAAGCGGCTGGGCGTATGGCAATGAATGTCATTGACAGCATAAACCCGCTTGGCGGAGCACAAAGCTGGTGGACGCTTGTTGCCCCGACAATTCTTGATCCTGGCGTTGAATTGCGCCTGAACCAGGACTGGACGGGCAAACCGATTGTGCCGGAGCATGGGAAATACGATTACCGGCCTGACAGCCAAAAATATTATGCCAACACGTCCGAGATTTCAAAAGGCATTGCCCAGTCGCTGAACAGTATGACTGGCGGCAGTGACGTTGAAAAAGGGCTGGTTGATGTGTCGCCAGCCACGCTTGACTATCTCTTTGGTTACGCAACCGGCGGCACAGGGCGCTTTTTCAAGGGGCTGGTTGATTATGCTCAAGGCATTGCCGATCCAGTGCGTGAGAACAAACCATCATCCCTGCCTCTTGTCGGGCAGTTTCTGGGCAATGACATGGCATGGTATCCAGCACGCGCCTTTTATGATCGTGCGGCAAAGATTGATGCTTTTGCTGAATACGCCAAGCAATACGAAGATGCCGGGCGCAATCGTGAATTGAATGCCCTTTATGAAAAAGATGGCCGCATGGACGATATGTCGGCCACGCTTAAAGAGAGCCGCCGTGATCTGAAACGGGCTAAATCTGACCGCGCAGAAATAGAAGTCGATTATGCCGAGAAGCGGATCAACCGGGCAGAATATGCAAAGCGTCTTGAAAAGAACGACGCTGAACAAAAGGCTATCTTTGATGGTTTCAACAAAGAGTGGAATGACTACAACAAGAAAGGCGTTATAAAATGAGTACAGTTGCACGCGATAGCACCGGCGTCCCGTTCGATGCGTTTAATCTTTCAGCAGGGGCTGCAAGGGGGATGAACCTTGCGGTTGGTGTCGAGCAAAAAACTGTTGCCCTTGGTGATGCCGGGCAAGGGACGCAAACTGCCGTGTTGATTACATGCGAATCAGCAACATGGGTGAAATCTGGTGCCGCACCGACAGCGACAATTGACCCAACAGCCTGCACTTTGCTGGCCCCTGGGATTTCATACTATTTCACGGTTGGGCGCGGCCATAAAATATCTGCCTTGTTGCATACTGGATCGCCAGATTCTGTAATTTCAATCACTGAATTTGTGGCATAAGGAGAAACTGTTATGTCTTTTTGGAATCTCGTACGCGGGGCGCTGTATCCCGGAAACAGTATCATTCTTAATCCAACACAATCCGGCAATGTTGACGGTTCCGATGGCGACACCACGCGCCGTATTGAGATTGCGACCTATCAGCAAGCAAATGGCGGCGCACCGTACGGCGACCTTTTACGGTTGATTTCATTGGGCGGCCGGGCAAAAGGCGGTGTCAAATGGTATGGCGAAGGAAGCACTGCAATAATCGTGCCAACTTTGCCATCTACAACAACCGGCACTTTCAACATTACCGCCGGGACTGACATTATTATTAGTGTTGATGGTGTGTCCTATGACATCGAATTCACATCCACAACGGTTTTGACGGTTGCAATTAACGGCGGCACAGCTAGGACATTGACGCGCTCTGGCGGGTGGTTTGCCGCTCTTGCTACAACAACGCAGGCAGAGCTTGCCCGTGCTCTAACCGCCGCGCTAAATCCTCTTGATGCGGACACAATTTCTGGCGTCACTCTTAGCAGCACCGTAGGGATGCAAGATAGCCAGGCTCAATGCTTTAAGGATACTCTTAACTTTGATGAGTTTGACGGCTTAATCATCGCAAGCCCAATCCAAGGCGTTGTTTCCAGTATCAAAGCCACTGGTGGCACAGCAGGGGCGGCGCTGGGGCTTACCAACGAGGCCAGCCCGGTTGCGTCTGGTGCGCTGTTGACACTGCCCGTGTCAAGCAACCGCGTGTTTCCGATTACAGGCAGCACCACGCTTAATATGATCGTCAACACAAGCTGGACGGCAGGCGATGTTATTGCTTTGAAGTTCGGCAGCGCCATTACTGTCGCCCACAACACAGGCAGCAGCACCAGCACGAACAACAGAATTTATCTCAAGGACAAGACAAGCTGGGCCGCATCTGCGGGTGATGTTATTTACCTTACAAACAACACGGACGCGGACGGCGGGAACAACTATTGGTATGAGGTCGGCAGAACCGTTGGCACAAATGCACGGTTCCAGTGGGCGTGGATACTGGCACATTTCATGCCCAATAACGTGTCGTCTGAAAACCAGCACCAGCACATCAGCTTTGAGGTCGCTGACCGCAAGGGCGATATGCAAACGCGCCTTGGTATCATTTACGGCTCAAACAAAACGCTTGTGACGGTGACATCCGCAGACTTTGCTGTGAATGGTGGCCGCATCTTAGTTGATCCTACCAGCGGGATTGTTGGCACGAGCGATATTACTCCACAAAACAAAGTGCGGCGCTGGCGGATGCGGACGAACAGCACGACAAATAACCTTGATTTTCAAGTTTACGATGATACTGGTGCCACTTCAACAACGCTAATGTCACTGGATCGGGCGTCCCAGGCTGTGGTGTTGTCAGCCATGATCCAAGAGAAGCAGCACACAACAGCAAGCACTGTGGCCGCTGGCGGCGGTTATCTGTTGACACCAACGCCAATTAACGGGAACCAAATTTTTGTCAACACTTCGGCTGATATGCGGCTGATTGCAAACACAAACTGCCAAGCTGGCACTCGCATTGTTGTGCGTTTTATTGGCTCTGCAACTATTAACCACAATCAAACATCTAGCCCAGCCCCCACCGCAACAAATAGGCCAATATGGCTGGCTGGCTCTGCCAACAAAACTATTGGTGCAAATGGCGCAATGGCAACATTTCGTTATAGTGGCACAAGCTTTAGTGACCGCTGGGAGCTCGAAAGCCTGATTGAATATTGATCGCACACAAACGCAACCCGTGGTATAATGGATATGAACATGGCACCGAATGACAACGAAATGGGCAGGATGTCGGCATCGATCGAATCTTTGCAAAAAACTGTTGTGTCTCTTGAGTCAAAGGTTGACACCTTGACTGTCAATATCAATGAGATAAAGATGCTTGAGGCCAAGCGGCAGGGCGCAGAAAGCGTTGCCAAATGGCTGATTGGTATTATAGGCGGTGTCGCCGGTGCCGTGTTAAGCCGTATTGTCCATGGGATGTGAGAACATGAAAACCCTATCCCCCAACGGTCGCGCTAAAATCAAGCAGTGGGAGGCGTTAAAGCTGGTTGCTTATCTCGACCCAGTAGGCATCTGGACAATCGGATACGGCCATACAGGCGATGTTAAAGAGGGTGACGTTATCACGAAGCCACAGGCCGAAAGATTGCTTGACGATGATATATCCGTCGTCACACGGGCAATTGAGCGATACGTCAAGCCGCATATCATCGAAGCCATGACGCAAAACCAATATGACGCCTTGGTGTCGTTTGTGTTCAATGTCGGAGCTGGGGCGTTCCAGAAAAGCACGTTGCTGAAAAAGCTGAATAACGGTGATCTTGATGCTGTGCCGGGCGAATTGGCAAGGTGGAATAAGGGTTATAACCCAAAAACAAAGCGGAAAGAAATTGTTGACGGCCTTGTGAACCGCCGTAAGGTCGAAGCCGACCTCTGGACAACTGGCCAAGCCACTGGCAAATTCGTCTCCAGCAATTATGTCGTTCCCGTTCCACCCGTCAAACCCGAACAGGTCACAGCAGCCGGGGCCAGCACAGCAACAGGGCTTGCAACCTTGGCCGATCCTGTTACAAAGGTCATCGACTCCCTGCAAACCCAGCAACAAGCGCTGTCCTCTGGTGACAAGATTCAGATGGTCATTGGCGGAATCATTGTGCTGGCTGGGATCGTTGGCTTGCTCATGGCATGGCAACAGGCAGGGAGACCATTGCCATTTGTGAACCAAAAAGCGGCCTAGTTTAACTAAATGGTGGTTTTAGTTAAAGTATGGTTTACATAATCGCATAGGGTCGGCAATGCCAGCACAACAAAAAGGCCTCGCCAAGTTAATGACGAAGCCTTTTTAGCAACCGGATTTTAACCGGTGCGCCCTGTCGCCAAAGCGATAGGGGAGATACAACGGGTGGAGACGGCCTTGACCGAAACGGAACCCGTCGCGTGCAATGATTTTATCAGGGGGTGGGTAGGGTGTCAATCTCGCTGCCCCCACACATTTCGATTGCGCGTTTGGCTCTTTTACCCCATTCTGATAAAGGCTCATTATCATCATACCAATTATCATAAAGCCCCTTCAACGCCTCAAGCAACATGGCGTTCTGATATAACAGCACGCCCAGCCGTTTATCTATCTCAATCATAGAAACCTTTGGGATGGTTACGGTCTCCCCTATGAGGCCCTGCAAAGAGAAAAAGTCATGGTGTGAGTTGATCCGGCCGGATCGGGGCGACGCCAAGGGTGCCATGCCCTGATCTATTGGTGATTTCTTGTCATCACTCATTTTTTACCCTCGCAGCTTTTAATTACGGATTCGGCGGCTTTCCACGCGGGTATCCACTTGTCCAAATCTACCAGCCCGCGCTGCGTTGCCAACAAATCCTGACATGCGACCAGATTCTTTAATGTATCGAGCAACAGGGCGTTTTGGCTTTGCAGTGCGCTGACCTCGGCCAGCAGTTCATTTGCTAATTGAATCGTCTTGTGCGATCTGGTTGCTTTGGTGCTGATATGCCAGCCCGTTCGCCTTTTTATGTGCGGCAGGGTGTGGATCACCGGCTGTTCTGGCTCCCAGCTAGACGGGTCTTGTTGCACTGACCATTCAAATAAGACCGGCTTGCGCTCTGTGTCATCGGTCATTGTTCGCTCCTGTTTTGCCTGTTCTGACTTGAATTCAGCCTCTGTAATTGGCAGGCCGTTCTTGTAATAACACCTGATAATTCTGCCCGTGTCTAGATTGAGTTTATATGACACGCCATCGCGTGGGCCGAATTGATAAAGAGCGGCGTCCTCGGCAAAATCTGATGTCATTGTTCACGCTCCACACGGTAAGAGGGTTTTGCTGCGTTCCAGCGGGTTATTGCGTTATTTATAAGAATATGAAGCTCGTTTAGATCATCACGATCCGACCGTGACAATAGCCCTGGGACATGATGCAAAACTTTATCTATAAATCTTTTTTGCTCGCTAACTACCGTTAAAATCATTTCCATTTCATCATCGGTGAACATCATTTTCACTCCTTCCTTTTCTCAAACGCTGCAATCAGCGGGTTATCCCGGCCAAATGCGGCGCGGAGTTCTGCGGCGGTTAAATAAATACAAACATTACCATCATCAGAAGTGCTTTCTTTCAAATACCGAAACCTAGCAAATTCAATTCCTTGCCATTGCCGCATGACCGTATCAAGAATGTTCCGTTCCGCTTGCTCCCTAGCCTCTTGCTCCTCAGCTTCTCGGTTGTTGCGCTCGCAAATTTCCTGGGCTTTTTCCATGATTGTTTCAGGATCATGGCCTCGCCGCGTCAATTCTGTTGCAACAAGGAGAGCGCCAAATGATGTGGGTTTGTAATCATCGTCAGTCATTGCTGTCTCCATCAAGTAGCCCCTCGGCGGCCCATTGCGTCACCATGTAGTGAACAGAAAGCGGGACATAATACGTTTGTGTTTTGAAAATCATCCCTATTTTGCGCTCTATTAAGCCCTTATTAACCAGTGCTTTTAACGTCTGCGGGTTCGCATACGCACCTTCACTGCCGCAATAAATTTTACCCAATTCAATTTGCTGCGCTTTGGTTAGTGATGATATATTCATTATACCTCTCCTCAATCCTATACCCAGGGTCGGAAACAATCTTCTCAAATGACAAGTCTAGCGTTTGCGTGTTGGACGTCGCGCGACAGCGCCATTTGCGTAAAGGCTTTTTTTTCTCACTCATCATCCCCTACTTAAACCGGGTCTTTTGGCATTTCGGCCCAGTGAGTGGGTGGGTTTTCAAGAAACCACCGGTATTCAATTTCGTCTATTGGGCCACCATTTTTGTAAGCTTCAATCCGCCAAAATCCCTGACCGGAAAACAAGACATGATCGTAAAGGGCGCGACACCAGCCATACTCAGGCCAGAACATCAAATATTGGCCGTCTGTTGGTATATCATCATCGACTTTGTGGTAGGTAAAAGTTTCATTTAAGAAAATGTAACGCTCCATCTCCTCCAGCCGATCCGCCGCTTCTGCGATGGCCGCATTGGCAACGCCGTCACCAGACTGGATGTCTTGCGCCAGAATGCGCATGGCTTTGATTAGGGTGGGTGTGTCTGTTCTCATTGATCTACCCTCGTAAAGTTTTTCATGAACTGCGGGAGGTCGCGGATGTAAATTTCTGGCGATTGGTCAAGGTGTGAATAAAAAACACATGTAATCGGCCTTGACGACCACAGGTTCCAAACGCCAACATCTCTGACAATATAGATGCCACCCTCTTTGTGCTGCCACGCTTCGCCGGGCCTCGGCATGCCCTGTAGCAACTCTGTCATTCCTGATCCTCATCACAAATGTGGTCGCCCACGCCATTAACGCGCGGCACGATCCCGAAGCCGCCCCCATAGATGTACTGGCAGCCGGTGGCTTTGTCTGTCACAGCAATAGGCTCGTAACCCTTCGGGTGGGCCTTGTTATACAAGTCCCAGCCAGTGTTAATAATCGCCAGCCCGACCAATAGCACCAGCATCGCTGGCATGAGTTTGTCGATCATTTTGTTTTCCTCCCCATTGTTAAAAAGTGCCGAAGCCTTACCGCCTGCCGCCGCGCAAATTGTGGCGTATCCACTCTTTTTTATAAATTTCAACATCCTCTTTTACCGTGCAAACCCCACATGCGATCAAGACAGCAACGATAATATGAATTAAGATGCCTATAATAGCGGGAAGCAACACCAGCCACCACGACCATGCGATGACGCCCGTTAGTTTCAGGGCAATAAACAGAACCTGTAAAAGTGGAAAAAACATTTCATCCTCCGTTTTTTAAAAGTGGTTCAAGGGGCCGGGATTGAACCGGCGACCGATCGGTTATGAGCCGACAGCTCTGCCACTGAGCTACCCTTGAAAAGTGCCGAAGCCGGGACTCGAACCCGGAACCATGTCTTACAAAGACATCTCTACCAGTTGAGCTACTTCGGCGTAAAACTGGCCTGCGCTCTTAATGACTCTGCCCTATTGTCTAGGAGGGCGCACACGAGTCACGGCTTCTTCGGCCACGAGAGACGCTTTTGATTGACGATAGCCCGGCCACAGGCTAACGAAAGGAGATTGTGCGCGCCCTAACTTGTTCCTTAGTCTGTGGTGTCGTTGCCAACCTCGACTGTATCCGCGCCGCCCTCAACGGTTTCGGCGGCTACTGTGTCGTTGTCGGTGTCTATGGTGTTTTCAATGTCAGACATTTTTCATTCCTGTGTAATCGGATGGTTCGATAAAAGCGCCATGTGGCGACAAACACAGCTAACCACACCCAGGTCGCCACGTCAACAGATTTGTTCAGGAATAAAAAAGAAAAAACCCGGCGAGGGAACCGGGTTTTCTCATAGGCACAAACAAGGGAGGAAAACAATGTATCATGGGGAGACATGATTGTGCTATCATGGCTCAAAAGTTTTGAGAGGTCAAGTATGTTTCCAGTCCTGCCGACAAAATTCATTGCTGCCGGTGTGGTGTTCCTGATTGCGGTCATTCCGGCTGTGTATTGCTTTTGGCGCATTGACACCCTAAGCAACCAGCTCGCCGTAGCACACAGCGTTGCCAAAGCTGCAACCGAAGCCAACATGCAGAACCTCGCCACTATTGAAAGCCTCAAGCGCGACCGGGAACGCATCACCGCCGCGCTGGCAGCCACAACGGCAGAAAACCAGCGCAGGGCAGCGGCCCTTGCCAAAACAAGGAAAGCAATCAATGAAACCAACGATCAAAGCCCTGTTGCCCCTGTTGTGCGTGACGCTATTGTCGGCGTGCGCGACGGACTGCAAGCCGGTCACTGAGACGATCTATCTGCGCCAAGAAGTGCCGCCAGCGTTGCTGACCTGTGCGCCTGTGCCTGTTGGTGATGTTGCCACGTCCAGTGACGCAGCGCGGTTTATCGTTGACCTTGGTGATGCCTACGGGCAGACATGTGCAAACCTAAAAGCAGTGGGGGAGATTGTGAAATGACCACTATCACTATCATCTGGGCAGCCATCTTCGGCGCACTGGTCAATAGAGCGCGGGGACATGACTGGGGCATCAGCACGCAGTTTAATCGCATCCTGTTTGGCGTTGCCTGGGGCTTGACCATTGGCGCTGCCGGGTTCCCGTTCTGGCCTCTATTCATCGTCTCCGGCTGGCTGTCGTGCATATTCGGCCATGGCGCACATCAGCGGATGCACAAGCAAGTATATGGCCAGCAGTTCGATCACACGGAAAAACTGACCCGCTGGCTGCCGCATGTGGCCGGGCCGTGGCGTGATGGCTGGGCGACGGTTGTGCTTGTTTTCTATGATGGTGAACTGGTTTACAGCCATAAAGCTGTTTGATTTTGGATTATCAAAATCCACCAGCCACACTTTGTCACCCGCAATGCTTCCATCAGGACGTGTATATTCTACATCTACCCCATCCACCAACAAACGATGGAATAGACGGTTATCTTCGATCATCTCAGGTGCGGCAGATCGTGTTGCTTTACGGAACGCGTCATCAATGGCTTCGCTCGGTATTTTTGGGTTAATCCGCGCAAGAGCCGAGCGCAGCTCATCCTCAAGCACAACTTGCGAATAATCCTCTGCGCCCGTAAGCGGATTGATACGCGGCAAGGTGCTGCCGTGGCTGTAGCTATAGTCTAGCTCCTGAAGCCATTCCAATGCAGCTTGTTCAACTACGTCTTCATTAAAATTGGTCACATTTTCCCTTTTACTCATTGAACCTAAATCCCATAAGGCTGTCTTTTGGGTCTTGGTCTTTAAGTGTTAAACGAATAAATCTATTAACATCGAACTCGCCACTGAAATCATCCCTAGGAAGTGCGTCTGAGTTAAAGGCACAAATATATTGGAAACCACTTTCACATGCTTTCCGATGTGCATGCTCTAAAGCCTGTGCGGTTTGTCTAGAGTCTACCCCATCAAAGATGGTACTATCATGTACTAAAAAATTAATCAGACCGCGTTTTGCAAACAAATTAACTAACATGAGGTCATAGCAAAAGATTTTCATTTTACCGACGCCTTCGCTACTACTGCGGGGTATCTCAACATCAAAACTATAGCCGTTGTCCGATACGTTAATTATTAGGTTGCCAGACTCGTTATAAAGAGCTTGTGAATTTTCATTGAAGCCAGCAACAGCCTTTTCCCATTCGGTTCGTGATTGTTCATAATCTCTCTGGAGCTTGGTTTCTAATTCAATTTTTTCAGCCTTAATTTCCTTCTTCCGTGTGGACATCTCTTGGATATCTGAAATCCGTTGACGTATTTCTTCGAGCTTTGCTTTTTTCTCCAAAAGACGCTCCTGAAGCACCATGAATTCCTCTAATGCTCCATGCGTACTAAGCACAGACATCAACTCTGCCCGCTTTGTAGTTTCCGATTTTACAATCCGATCATTCTCTGAGATTTGGTTCTTAAGCTCTTCGATCTCAGCTTGCAAAAAATGCCTCCTATTTTGCACTATTTCATTATGAAATTTCTTGGCTTCTGCGAGCGTTTTTTTAACCGTATCACCAAAGGTCAGTCCTGCTTCCTGATAAAGAATCTCAACGGCAGAGGAATCTGGAGCTTGCTCGGAGTGAACAGAATCCTGATAACGTTCTAGCTTCCTACGCAGCATAAGATTTTTATTGGATGCATCGTGAATATTACGAGTTAGCGTGTTTGCCTGCTCTTGGATTTGCTGATATTGGGGGTGCACTTTAAATTCAGAAAGAGCGGATTTTTCTTTATCAAATTCTATCTGCAATCTTACGCGTTCTGCTTCAAGTTCGCCTTTGGAGGATACTATCCCGGTTTTCACCGCTGCATTAAGAGAGATTACGGCCTTATTTTTATCTTTTATTTCCTGTACATCAGCGGCATGATCCCAATTTAATCCTAGAAGAAATGCATTATGCACCTGTGAGTTCCAAGCGGGCTGCCCTCTAAAGTAGCTAAAGGGCGTACTGTAAGCATCAACGCCACTTCTTACAAAATAAGAAATCAAATTTCTAAAGGAAGGAGCGTATTTTGTACGGCTAATGCTTGAAAGTCCAAAGAGGCAGATTCCTAGTAATTTTTTCCAGTCTACAGCTTTATAAAATTCAAACCCATCCTCTTGGTCTTTTTCTGGTGCGAATGGTAGCTTGGTTAAGTTTCCTTGAACTTTAATAATCCCATGATTTCCAATGCTTCTTGCTGCGGTAATGCGTTCACCAAAGAGATCCAATTCAATATAAAAGATCCAATTTTTTATTGTTTCTAAAGGCAGGATTTTTTTATTTGAATCTGCCCCTAAGCAAAAATGGATGATATTAATTAGACTAGTCTTTCCCAGCCCATTTCTTGAATCTTTCTTATCAGACTCGCTTTTTTTATCAGCCAATATAATGTTTAAACCGCTCTGAAATTCAACGGCTTTGAACCTAGGGTCACTTGCATATATGCGGTAAATCATGCTGCTGCCCTCACTATTTTATCGCTTCTAGTTTCAACGAGTCCCAGCAGAAACAGTAAGTCTAAGCCCAGCACAAATCTTTCAAAGTTTCCAACATTCGAAGCGGATTTCACCTCATCCCATAGACCAGATAAGGTTTTTTCTACGGACAGGTGTTTTAATAACAACGAACCGACGCCGATAAGTGCTTCATGTTCACGAAGGTATTTGTTTGGAAGAATCATTTTTCAAACACCTCACATAAATGGAACAAATGCGTCAGTATAGCTAGGCTCGCCGTAACGCTGCCCCCAGCCATCCACAAGGCCGCGCAGGAATGCGCGAGCAGCGGGATGGTCTTGGCTTGTGGCTGCCCCTAGGCAAAGCCCAACATCTTCCGCATCTGCAAGCGGGGTGTTGATGTTAAAGCGCGTCTCCATGCGCCCGTTTTCGATGTCGATGTTGATAAAAGCCCTGGGCTTCTTTTTGAATGGGTTAATCATTTTTCTCTCCCTCTGGGTTTGGCATTGCATAAGCGTAGTGTGTTGGTCGTCTTGTGGTTACAATCCACCTACCCAACCCATCCATTAACTGGAATTCTCCGTGCCCTGTTTTCCCAAGTGCGTTTTTCCATTTATCGCATAGTTGCCATTTGTCATTTTTTCTGTGGGGAAAATAAAGCCACAATGGGCCGGACGGTAGTTTGTCGCCCACAGGGAAACATTCAAACTCAATTTTTAATGGCTCACTCATCATAAACCTGCCCTTCCGCCACCGTCACGCCGTTGCGCTCGATGCGGATGATGTGTGGGCAATCCTTGTCTCCTTCATTTGGTTCAAAATACCATCCTTCCCTAGTCCAACTCCTGTCCCCCGTTCTGATCGGGTAGGAAACATTGGCACAAATTTTACTAAAGCGATGCCTGTACCCGCTGTTGCTAACAAAAATATCCTCTGGGATCATTGCCATGGCTTTAAGAAACTCCGGCACAGTCGGCAGTTTTGGCTTTGGTGGCTCAGTCACAATTTTCTCAGTGACGGTGAAGTGGGTTGTTTGCTCAGGTCGCTTGCCCTTGGTTGTGATGTCGGCACATGCTATGGATGAACCCGGTGGCAACAAGGATATCATCTCATTGGGGTAAAAAACCCCCGGTATAAATTCAGTCGTTGTCATCACCCTATCCTTTCCTCTGTTGTGTTTTGTAATAACCCGCCTCGATGTGCTTATCACACCAGCGAGGCTTTCTTCTTCTGTGCATAGCCGCCTCATTGCAAAAATGAAACCCGGCAATCTTGGGGTCGCCGATTGGCCAGCAACATTTCTCAACATCCAGCGCCATGATGGCCCGTTCTGCCGGTGTGCGCCTGTCATTCCTGCGCGGCCTTACGGCGGCAGTCCTACGATGCAACACTTGCATGGATGGGCGCTTTTCCAATAGCCCCGCATCCATGGCACGTTTCCTGACACCGCACACCGCGTTTTTGGTAACGCCAACAATCTTGGCAATGGCTGTCGTTTTCATTGTGGCGTCCTGTGACAACTCAATGACCTGTTTGCGCTGTTCGGGTGTCATGATGCCATTTTCCATAATATTGCTATCAGCACCCCGACCAAAATTGCCAGCGCATCACGCCATGGCGTTGCTGGGGCGTTGTGATCTTGGCGCTCATAGCCGTTCATCGTTTTGTCCATATCTCCATCAGCGCACCAAGGTCATTGATAGCAATTCCTTGGCATAGCGGGAACTGGTCAACTACCTCATTTTTGTGGCGTTCTAGCGCAGCAATAATGTTGGCCTTTGTTTGCCCTGCATAGCTTTGGCCCGGCTCTTTCTGTGCATCCACTGAAAACCCAGACCAGAACGGCACGTATTTTGTGGTCTCAATATTGGCCGTCTGGTTTCGGCAAATATGGGGTTTGGTGTTGTAAATCATCAGTGCTAAAGAATTGGCCATCGCGGCTAGTATGGACGATGCCTCGACCCCTGCAAGCCCGATCTTTGCCATCTGGGGCACCATGGACAGGGTGACAGGCTTGTCGATGGCCTGAGCATGCAGTGATCCCAGCAAAGCAATGTAGTTTCTAATCATTGCTTGCTTTTCGATGTATCCGCCGATCCGCCATGTTGTTGTTGCCCAAGGCTCAACATCAAAATGGATTCCGTCAAAATGTTCATGGCCCCACTCGACATAGGTTTTAAGGGATTGTGCTTGCGCGGTCTTTGGACTGATAACCCATGATTTATCCCCAACCAGTGCCTCGATCCTGATGCCGTCGCGGCGCAGTGGTGCTAGGCGCTTTATCGCGTCTTTGTCTTGCCACAACTTGCTGAATGACAGCCATAAGGTCGGCTGCTCCCAGTCTTTCAGGAAATTGTGCACATAGTCGATATTGCCGGGGTTGCAGCAAGCCGTTTGTGCCCAGAATGCGTATTTCATTGGCTTCCCCCTGTGTAGTATCGCTGCCCCTGTGCCACGACTTTCTTGCCGCGCAGAATCTTGACGATGTGAAGGGCGCGTAGATCGCCTTGTTCATCCAGCCGCCCCCAGCCGTTTAAGGTAAAGTTCCAGTAATCTGTGGTCATGATAGGGCGGTCATTGTCTGCGCCATCAATTCCTGCAAAGTTAACATGCCGTCCATGGTTTGTGACCAGCGTGTCGCCAACAGCAATGCCATCACGCAGAAAGTCCGGCACCAATGGCAACGGCTTGCGGCGGAATAGGGTTTTTAGGTTAATCATGTGTTGTTTCCCTTATGACCATCCCCATCAAGTGTTACCTTGAAAAGCTGGCGTGAATGGGTGTGGTAAATCACAATGCCCTCTGGCTTCATAAAACCGGGCGCGGCAATGCTGCCCTTGCCAATCAATTGCTGTATGGCGTGATTGATTTTACCATCCTCAAAAACACCACTGTAAAGCACCGGCACAACATGGCAACACGATGGCCGATCATCAGCCCAGCGGCCCACGTTAAACAACGACCATCTCTTTTCTGTCAGGCCATACCGGCGCTGAATACCATTGCCCCACCATTCGCCATAGTGATGGCCCGGCCCCAGTTTCTCGATCAGCTCATCTTTGTTGTCGTGCGCCCATCGTGAAAAGCCGTAGTTGTCATCCTCTGGCGTTATCATCCGATTGCGCGATTGCGTGAAAAACTCACCGTTCTCACCAATGGCAACACAGGCATTTGTGCCATCCAGCTTTTCAGTGATGACAATATCCCGATACAGGCGCGATATTTTGTTAAATTCTCTAAATTCCATCTCATTTATCCTTTGCTGTTACAAACCGTGCCCGTGGGAACTCGATCACGTTCTCACCGGCCTCACTGATGTCGATGGCCTCTTGTAAAGCCAGCGGGATTTTCTCTTGATTGGCCGCCTCAATAAAGGCATCATTCAGGCGCTCAAATATGGCATCAAACACACCACGGTCAATCGGTATGGTGTCGCTGCCTAATTTCCCGATGCGCTCAAGGTCATCAAGAAGACCCGATAGTGTCAAGGCGATGGACATGGCGTAACCCCCTCTGGTGGCTGTGGCAATCTGTAAGCTCTTTTGTAATGCTTCTCGCAGTAAGGCAGTTTACCGTCCCGATCCCTGCGGCAGAACCGAAAACCAGCTTTCCCCGGGTGCCCCACCGGCCAGCGGCATTGCTCAGTGGTAAGCGCCATAACAGCAGCCAAGGTATCCGGCATATACCGCTCACCCTTTGGCTCGGGGATTTTGTAAACAGGCTTTGTTTTACCCTTGTAAATAGGCTTGGGCTTTGGTTGCGGTGGACGTGAAGCAAGCTTCTGCCGCCCAAGCCCCAGCAGTCGCAACTTATTACGAACCCCCTGCGGTGATTTTCCGACAATGGCGGCAATCTGGTCTGACGTCATGCCGTTGCCGTGCAGTGCTATGATCTTATCAACCATCTCCTTAGGAAAAGCCGGGCTGTTTTTCTCTTTTTTGAGCTTGAGTATTCGTATGCGTTTTTTAACAGAGTCCAAAGACCGCCCAAGCTTTTCCGCTATCTGCCGATTGGTTAGATTGCCCCGGCTTTGTTTGATGATCTGATCCTCAGCCGGGGTAAATGGGTTGTTGCTCACCGTGGCCCCCAGTAATATTCGTTCAAGCTTTTGCGCACCAGGAAATCTGCCATCGTCTCAGGTTCGTCTCCCTCAAACTTGGCAAACACCATTGCCTCGGTAATGCCGCTTCTTTTCAGGACGGTTTCAACATCCAAAACGCCTGTCTTGACGTTTATGGTGACGTTATCAATCATCAGCTCGCCCTGATAACGATAGCCCGTAAAAACCAGTTCAAGGCTGCAAAAATTAGCTTCTGGATCATTTGTCAAAACCCATGTTGCCGGGTCATCGCACGTGTCCACGGGCTCGTTAATCAAAATGTCGATCTCGAATGATGCTGTTAAGTCAGTCATGTTAATCTCCCGTTGTCTGTAAATTGATTAAACACAACAAATTTGTTTAGGTCAACAGGAATATTGACAAACTCAACAATATTGTTCATGTTAGGGGCATGACAAACATTTTTGCACGGCTTTTAGAGGCCAGCCCCAACGTAAAAAGATTATCTGTTGACATCGGCATCGGCAGGAACCGGCTGTATGCGCTCGCCAGTGGCAAATCAGAGCTTCGGGCCAGTGACTGGGAAATTGCCAAAGCCGCACAGGCTATTTACCTGTGGGAGCGGTATTTGAGAGATATGAAACACCCGCCGGATATTGCTACTGAGGATTTAGAGCTGTATCGGCGGGAGTTGGGGCTTTAAGTGTATTCCTGCCAAATTAAAACCAAGTGGCCACGTTAAAAAACATTCGGCGCTTAGGTTTTGGTTCGCGCTCACTCCAGTCTGGCACATGAAGCTGACCACGATATGGTTGCATATCAAGCGCGACAGCTTTTCCATTTCTCTCAATTTTGATTATATCAAGGTTGTCTGGCATCCCGCCCCGCGAATTAAGAATATTGTCAAAATTATTATCATGAGCGCTGTATTCTGGCCCTTGCCACACCAGTCTTGTGTAAGAAAAATGCTCTCGATACTCGTCTGATATAACAAGCACATCTCCGCGCCGTAACAACCCATCACAAATAAACTTTTTCACTGTTGGTAGCACTTCAGTCATTGTATTCCTGCCCCTTTGCAACCACCTTGCCATTTCGCTCAATGCGGATTATGTGGGTCGATAATTTGCATCCATTTCTAGAAAAAAGATACCAGCCTCTTTCTGAAAAATTACCAAAATCAGTTGTTTCAATTGGGTGGTTCTTGTATAAGCCTCGCTCTGTGAATTCTGTTTGCCCAAAGCGATTCAAAACCAGAATATCCCCTCTTTGCACACCATTACGCAAAAACTCCGGCACCGTTGGCAGCCGTGACTGCTTGCGCTGGGATAGGTGTTTTAGATATTGGATCATCACGCCACCCCCGTCGAGCCAAAGCCGCCCGTTCGTTCTGTTTCGTCAAGTTCATCGACCTGTTCAAGCACAACTTCTGGCAGTTTGATGATTTTCATCTGGGCGATGCGGTCGTCAGGCTCAACAATAAAGTCACGGATGCCGCTGTTGTATAGAATAACGCCAATCTCGCCGCGATAATCACTATCAATCAGGCCGGGGCTGTTGGTGATGGTGATCCCATACTTCAACGCAAGGCCGGATCGTGGTTGTATCTCGCCAGCGTATCCGGCGGGAATTGCCATTGCCAAGCCGGTCTTGATTAGACGTTGCTCCCCCGGCGGTATCAAGTCACCCTCCAAAGCCGCCAGGTCAAAAGCCGCACTGCCAGCCGTGGCGTATTGCGGCATCTTGGCGCGTGGGTCTAAGATTTTGACTTTTACGGTGGGGGTCATTATCGATGGTTTGTTCTCAAGATCATTAAGGCAGTTGTTAACCATTGTGATGATGTCCTCGTCCCATCTGAGTAAATGATCGACTCGCGCAATGCTACTCATGATCGTGGTGTGATTGCGGCCTGACAGCGCCTTGGCAATCCGTGTTAGAGAATACCCTATTTTCCGGTAGGCAATCCAGCACGCAATGTGCCTAGCTTCCGAAACGCATTTTGTCCGGTTTCGTTCAACAATCAGTGTTTTGTCAATGCCGGTGTTTTGAGCCACCACCGACAAAATCGTGTCAAACTTCCTGCGCGGCGCGTGGGTTGTCATTGCTCAAAACTCCCTCAATGTGTCTGTAAACTTAACCGGTGTTTTAAGCCCGTCAAGAAACGCCTCGATGTTCTTCAACTTGCTCTTGCTGCGGAACCCGTCCGTTATTAGGCGGCGCAGTTCGGCCTCTTGTTCTGGGGTCATGCGAGTCATGGTTTTGCCCCTCCACAAGCTGGTTTCAATAATACCGCGCACACCGCCGGGTCAACTTTCCCGGCAATGCAGGTGTTGAATTTCTTTTCAGCCCCAGTTGGTGAGAATGCAGCAAGGGCAAAGAGTGCAAACACGAAGATTAAGGCCCAGACAATGGCCCAGCCAAATTCATCCATTACCTTACCTCCACGCCTTCCTTGGTCAATGCAGCTAGCTGCTGTGCTTCATAGCTTCTGGCAATGATCTTACCATTATCACGATCCAAAGCACTTTGCCCCAGTCGGAAACACACCCCTTCAAGCCGCCCTTCATACTCACACGCCACTTTTGCAAATGCCGTGACGCAATCCCAGCTGTGGGTAGCGACAAAGATTTGAAGGTTTTTTTCAACACATTCGGCAAAAATGTGTTGCCACGCGCCCTCAAATTTAGACCAGTGAAGCCCGTTGCGCTCCATCTCGTCAACCAAGCGTATTTTGCAATGTGGTGTGTAATCAAAAATATACTCCCAATTGTGGGTGATATTGGCTTCTGAATTTACCCACCACGCTGCTTCTGCGTTATAATAATTTGGTGGTTCTGTCTCCAGCCACTCAAGCAACCGGGTCTTGCCGCTGTCGTTATCTCCGACAATCAGATTGACATCTCCGCACTTGACGGAAAAATCCTTGAACGGTGCAAAGTCGGCTATGTGTATTTCTTCAATGTGTTTCATTCTTTCTCTCCTTCGTATTTTGGCGAGGCGGCCTCTTTTCCAGCCTGGTCAATCAGTCGCAGCAATTCGTTTATGTTATCCATGGCGCATCTCTCAATCTCCCCATCAAAATCATCATCTTCATCGTAAGAAAACACTCCCCAGTGCGGGCCAAGACTATCGTCAACCGTAAGGTAAACGCAGACTAATTTACTGGCTGATTTTTTAACGCAATATCGAATTAAAGCCCCATTAAAAGAAGGCATGATTGCCACTTTCCAATCAGCGGGAAACTGAATAAAAGGAATCTTTGGTGCCCATTCTCGCCAAAAATTTTCTATTTCAACTGGTATTTTCATCATTTTGTCCTTTCAAGCGTAAGCCTATGATTTCGGCACAAGTATTGTAAAAGTCCCCAGAAAGATTTATAGGGCAAATTTTTAGGGCCTGGCTCCCAGAGCGAATTGCTTCGATCAAAATAAACCCAGATTCCATCTTCTTTTCTTAGCCAACTACCAGGGAAGCCTTGCTCCATAAACGATTTTACGCATTCCTTGGGTGTGTTGCCCTCACCAACAACAGTGCTGCCATTCATAAACAACGTGTATTTCATCACTTCACCCTCTCGAAAGACAAAGCCCAGACCCATGGATTGGCGTCCCAGCTTTTGACCGGGTCGTTGCCGTAAATGGATTGCCAAAGATGCTTAAACGCGTTTCTGGCTGTGACATATCTTGCAAATGTTTCTGTTCCTGTTTTAACAGGAACCCCGGTGTAAAAATATCCATCTGAGCCTTGAACAATCCCCTCAGCGATAGCGTCTGCCTCGCTAATGTTGCGCAACCGCTCAACGCGAATGTCGGTGATCCGTAGGGTGATCCGGCTGGCCCAGCGGGGCATGTGAATAGATGGTTTCCATTGGCTTTTATCAATCAGAAAGCCATCACCATCACACCATTGAAAGTGACCATCGGCTGCATAAACTACAGCTTTTGAAAACGGCATGTCGCCCACTTGAATGTGTGGCCGGCCAGGCCAGTTGTCTTGATTTTCAACATTTATCGCAACTGCCCAAGTTTCGCGCACCCAAAGATGGTCGCCCGGTTTGCCGTATGGGCATTTTTTGGCCAGTTCTTCTGGTGTAAAACCATCCTCGTATTTTTTCCAATTTAACACCCATTCTGGTTCGTCATAATTTGCCTCAAAGCCAGAATCTATGACGGGCCGCGGCAATATCACCAGCCGCGTCATTTTCTTGATGTTTGCCAACACAGCACGAACCATCGGCGCGTTGAATGATATTGGTTTTTCTTTCATCACTTCCCCTCTCCTTTCCCGCAAACCTGATCGCCGTTTGGCAATAGTCGCGGGGTCATTGTTGTGCCGTAAATCAGATACTCGCACCCGGTCGGCGGGTCGGTGGCGATGGTGATTTTTGGCTCGGATGGCTTATCACCAGCCCCAAGCCGTAAATATGCGGTGCCAATAAGGCATACAGACAGCAGCGCGATCAAAAACCTTTCCCATGTCATCACCCCATCCCCTCGTCTAAAATCTGCTGTTTCTTGATCTTCAAGAAAGCATAATAGGCAATATCATTGCTGTATGGGGCCAGAAGATCGTCAAGCCGTTGCTGAACTGCCTCTTTCTGTTCTGGGCTGGCATCCTTGTTTTCATACAGGATTTCATAATATTCTTCGGCTGTTTTCCACATCTCAGCGTTTGAAGCTTGCTTCATGTCCCAGATGGTCTGCATGACCTCTACCGCCCCTTCTGCACAGGGCTTTTCGATGTATCGCCTGACGATTGCGTCAAATTTTGCGATGTCTTCTTCTCTCATCACCCCATCCCCTCGTTGTTCATTGCGGCCAGTTTTTCTAATTCTTCTTTAGCCCCTCTCAACCCTTGGCGAGTTGCAAGCGCCCCATAATATGGAATCCGCTCGGCTCCGTCATATTCACCCATGGCCTCACCAATCAATATCCAAGAGGGCGCATATTTTTTTATTTCCCGGCCAAGACGTGCCTCTTTGAAGCCAAAAATATCGGCACCATCCTTAAGGCCAAGTAAAAACTCAAAATGTTCTTTGTTCAGATTTTTCATCACTCCATCCCCTCGTTGTCCATTGCGGCTATTTCCGCATCAATAATTTCATTACAAGCAGCCCTGATTTGAGCAATTGCAGCATCGCACCGCTCTTGGTGGTTTTCGCCCCAAAACTTCTGCCCTTGAATCCACTGGCTGCCCGGCATTGACCACTTGTAAAGAAACACAGAGCGGTCGGCCCCATCTCCCTTGTTTGGTCTGCCCCGAAAGATAGAAAGAACCCTTTTTTTGTGTCTGATTTTGGCAATTAGATTATTAACATAAAGGTTTTCATTTTTTATCTTTTCGTCCGGCGTGCGCTGTTTATTGCCGTGCTTTCTTCTTGCTCTCGGTTTTCCTAACATCCTATAGCCTAACCTTCCCACGTCATCACCCCATCCCCAGCGCGTTCTTGTAAAGCTCGACCAATTGCTCTTGCTCTTGGCGGGTGGCTTTGTCCAGTTTGCGCAGTTTGATAATCTCGCGCATAACTTTAACGATGTAGCCTTCACCCTTGGCCTCGGCGTAAAC